TGCCATCTGCACTAGCTGTTGTCTTTCGTCTGCATCTCTAATTAACTTATCAGGAACACCAAACTTCTTAGCTAGATACAGTGCAGTCTCTTCTGAAGATATTAATATATTTAAAATCTCAGGACCGAATGAACCACTAACAGTTTGTAGGAATCTATTCAACGACACAATATCTTGATTGGATTGTGCTTGTGCAAGGGGAGAAACACTTCGTATCTTAACTTCTCTACCATTAACTGTCGGCATTTCTATCCGACCCTGCTTCTGTAATATATAGACTACCCTTTGCAGTAATGGCTGTACCATTTCAGATTGCAGTCTGCCAAATGCAGAGCCTATCTTACGAGATAGATCTGCCATACGTTCTGCAACTTCGGTAGCTGATGCAGGTGTTCTGTTGGGATCACCTAGCATATCATTATACAAAGCTCTCTTTATATTATTTCTCATATCATTTAAAATAAGATTAGCAACATCAAATGATCCTGCTGCTCTAATTGGTTGTAGTCCTTGTGAGTTTGGTGCTTTAGGAATGACAGTGCCGGGGACTAAGTTAATAGTATCCACATTAATTATACCATCATCATCAATCTGATAGATACCTGATATAGCCATCTGTGCATTTTCAAGTATCATTTCTATTGTAAGGTTGCAGGTCTTGATTGCACTAAGAGCATTTAATGCAGGTCCTCTGCCATAAACTTCGCCTGATGCTTTACTCCATCTAAAAGCTATAAATGGATTTGATCCAACACCAGTATAAATTTCTGACATAATCATAACTTTTTCATTTATATCTATGACATAGTAACCATACTTTTCTTCATTAGGATCATCATATAAACGACATGATACTTCGAGTATCTTTGTTTTACCTTCAGGACTTCTGCTTATTTTTTCTGCCATTTGTGGAGTAAGAATACCATTAGGATAAGCAACTGGTATATCTTCGTTCTTCATCATACGTTCACGATACACATGATCAACCTTGCCATCAGGTCCAGTATCTAAAACAACATGAGGTAAAGGTATTGATTGGAAACGAATTGGATTGACTGCATCACCTTCCATGACACAGATAACTGCAGTACCAAGTGCCAAGTCTATAAAGCATTCATGTATCTCTTGAGCAAAGTTTGATGTCTGTAGTATCTCAAATACATAATCTGTGACACCATCAAGTGCATTATTAACATCATCTTTTTCTTCTTCAGGAACTTCTTGTCCAGTAACAAAGTCTGCCCATCTTGCAAAGTTAGGAGTTAGTCCTGACTGTAGTCTTGATGCAAATTCTTGAATACCTACGACTGCAGTCTCGTCAAAGATCTTGTCATCTTTTCTTTCGCCTACTGAAAAGTTTTTAAATCCTTGTCTTTGAGGTAAGCAATACTCATAGATTTCATCATAAAGATCTTCAAAGTTAAGCCTTACAGCCTGAGCCTTCTCATAGCTTTGAAGCATTTGTTCTACAGTTTTCTCGTGCATTAGTTATCGTATTCGTTATAGAAACCTATGCCACCACCTGAACCTCTGAGCAAAGATCGTCTACCACTACCTTTTCTTTTTCGAGTTATATTTTCTTCAAGAACCTCTTGTCTAGCATCAACTCTCTTTTCTGTCTCAACTTCTTTAACTGCTTCTCTTTCCATCTCTTCCTCTTTCTCCTCTTTAGTTGGAGGAGGAGGACTTGATCTGCCACCACCTATACACATAGCATCTCCTTTACATTCTTGCCCATAATCCCTGCCTTTTCTGATGCTTAGGTCTACGATTAAAGACATCATATTCTACTCTAGCATTAAAGGTTTCAATCTTTTTGTTCATGCCTAGTACTTGCCTTCCTTCGCCTGACCCTAACATCAAATATTGCATGGCATCATGAATATGTGAGTATCGATCTTTAAGAGGTTTATCTTCATATCGTTCTCCTGACACTTGCATGCGACGATATTGATAACCTCCCTCAAACCCTTTTACCAATTCTTTACACCTAAAGTCAATCAATAATCCTGAATTGCCATCAACCATTCTATTTAATACAGATGCAACAGACTCAATTCTTAAGGCAACATCATTACTTGTTGTAGGTCTAGCACTTAATCCTGCACCTCTTAATATCTGAAAAGGTGTAGATTCATCAGTCTGCGCCCTGAAGTCACCTGAAGGATCTCCATAAATATGTACTTCACAGTTGGCATATCGTGTGGCTATCTCTGCCCTTAACAATTCTGCAAACCTAACAATACCCATATCAAAAGCTACTATCTCTTGCAGTATCAACCATCTGCCTCTTACCTTTTGTCCAAAGACTGCAGCAGGAGTTAAACCAAAGTCCAATCCAATATATAACGGAACACCATCAGCTACTGGTATTTCTTCTTTAGCTACATGAGTATCATGCACAAACATATTATAAACTGGCTTACCATCTTGGATACTACCAAGTCTGTTCATTACATACACATCTATCCAACTCTTAGTCTTACCTTGAACCAAGTTAGGATAATATGATTCTAATATATTTAATCTGTTCTCTGCTTTTTTATTTGGCTTGTATCCAGTAACAGAACCATTTTCATCTCTCTCTTCTATCATACCACTAGGTTGTGTAAAGAACTGCCAGTTGTCAGGCTTAACTAACATACGACTTTCTTCCAAAGAAATATGGTCAGGCACTGGAACTTCGCCACTCATAATAGACCACCAGTGATCTTCTTCAGGACTGTTAGTATCACAGATAACACCACTCCAAGTTGCAGCACCATCTTTCACACTAGGATATCTGCCAACCCTCATAGTACAAGCATCAATAATTGACTTAGGTATTTCCCTAGCCTCGTTGACCCATACACCAGTAAGTTCCAATGAAAGTAATTTTTTTACATCTTCAGGTCGATCAAGTGCTAAGAATATAACTTCCATATCCAAGTCACCTGCTGTTATCATATGAGTATAAGGAACAGACCACATAAACTTTCCCCACTCATTCTCAGGAAACCAATCAAGCCAAGTCTTAATAGTGGTTGTTCTTAGTTGTGGATTAGTGTTTCTAATGATTGCCCATCTGCTTTTTCTTTTACCATTCTTATCAGGCTCTTGCATTAAGGCTCTACGAAATATTTCAATACTACAAGCTACTGACTTGCCACTACCAACTGGACCTCTTATGCCACGAAAGAAAGTATTATCTTTCATGAAGTCCTTGATAACTTGTCCATCAGGTTTGTATTTAAATTGTATCAATGTGAGTATTAACTCCGACTCTAAGAAGAGTGTCCACAGTCTCAGGACCGATAACGGCTATTACTTTGTCGGCTTCCCTATCAGTACAGAATTGTTCAGGGTGGTGTTTCAGGTGAACTCGCTTCACCACTTCTCTAAGTATTCGTCTCTCTTCAATCTTAAGAGTATGTAAGAATGTCATTAAAATGGTATCCCATCTGTAGGGTCTAAAGATTCTAAATAATCTTTATAAAGACCAGTCATTACACTTTTTTTTGATGGGTCACTTATAACTGCTTTAAACTCTTCAGGAGATAAAATATTCATTTGCTGTAAATATAATCTAAAGCCATTGTCTTTATTAGCTGCAACTAAAATTTCTTTTTGTTTCTTTACAATTTTCTTTTTACCTGCTGTACCTTTTTTAGGAATGCTCATTTAACAACTCGTGTCTTTCGATTCACTTGTTTCTCATGAAGTACCTTACAGTACTTGTTATAAAAAAAATTACCTAGCTTATTAAAAAATTTAAATAGTTGGAAGTATATATCAATCATTCTCTATCCTATGAATAAGATCTATAGCTTTTCGTTTTGCTTGCAATCTTTTTGGGTTGTTTAGATACTTGTTTATTTCTTCTAACTGCTCTGCGTTTAGCAGCCGTAGTGGCTTTGTATTCAGAGTCCGATAAAGCTTTAATTGCTTTCTCAGGTAGATAACGTTCGCCAGTTGCCTTACTCCCTTGTGTACTAGGTTTACCTGATTTCGTTCTCCACTTTTGTCTTGTCCATGCACGAAGCGACCTCTGTGATTTCTTCAAAGCCATTAGGAAGTATAACCTCCACCTTTAGCTTTATATTGTTTAGCTAACATCTGTGCCTTACGAGCAGACCATTGACCAGACTTGCCACCTTTGTTACTCGATTTGATCCTATTAAATAAAGCCTTTCTCATTGAAGGCTTTGTATAGTTTCCTGCTGCA